CAGATCGCCAACTTTGCCAATGGCTCGAAGGTCTGGTTATGCGGACCCAAGGGACATCGCTCCAGCTTCGTGCTGGACACCAGCAAGATTCAATACTTCGGCACACTAGAGTTTGTCATTGTTCCCGTGCCAACAAAATCCTGGCCTCAAGGAGTCGCGAATACAACTTACGGCTTCCCTGGGACGGCTCAGCATGAGTCTATCTGTGGCCAATTTTTCTGTATGGTAAACGGGGAACTTCACGTGTCAGTAGGAAGAATTCTTCCTCCGAAAGCACTTGAAGTTGGTCACTACGCTTCCACTAACCCTGGTTCGTGTGGTTGGCCCACCCTCGTTGGGAACTTGGCATGTTTCACACATTACCGTGGTGATGCGCCAATGAATTACTGCGTTTCGTCTGGGACTTTGCTTTTGGCCTACGACTACTACCTGAAAAGGAAGAAGGATAAGGCTAAAGGTCTTGAAGATTCGGACAAGTACGTTTTTGAGAATTTGTTGGACCAATACCGCCGGTATGACGAGAATGATCTTATTGAGACCAAGCTGAATCGTGGGAATGATGTCGAATATGCGTACTTTAACCGCAAATCCGGCAAGACATTCATCATTGATGAGGATCAACGACATGGCCTGGATGTTGAGTTCGAGAGGGGAAAATTTTATGATGAGTTATCTCATGAAACCTCAGAGCGAGTTCAGCAAGACGGCTACTGGCGTGAAGTCTCAGAGGAATACACTCATTTGCTACACAAGAAGAGCCGAGCAGAAGTCAACCGCGAGAGACTCGAGGAGATGAATGCTGAGCTCGACGACAAGGAGGCGAGAGAGAAACGAGACGACGCTAAATTTGCTGCTATGGCCCAGTTGCCAAGTGGTGGCATGGCTGCTGTCGCGCTCGGATTGAAAGGACATGAAGGCCCTGCTGACAAAACGGGGGTCGCGGCTTATCAGGCGGTCACGTGTGTACCACAACCTCCGCCTCCTGTGCTGGCGCCCCAAATGTCATCTGCAGCGAGTCCTTCTTTCTCGTGCCTGTGTGGCTCAACTGATGAGAAGCATCAGTGTGGAACAAAGATCAACATCAGTAGGTTACCAGAACAAGTTATCGCTGAACTGCGGCAGAGTCTTGCTGCGGTGAGGACAATGGAAAAACCCATCCCGAGTTACGACGTGGATGCGGCGGCTCCAGCTTCTGTTCGGTTTGAATCTCCTGGTGACAAGGCACTGCTGACTCAGGTTTTTCAACCGGCGCCCGACATGGCACCGGTCGTGGCGAAAACCCAGGTGCCAACAGACCAACCCAAACAGTTGGAAGGGAAGCGGGTGAAGGAGCCGGCACAATCTCCGGCAACCCCCGCTCCAGCCAAGAAGAAAAGCAAGAAAGGCAGAGGGAAGAAACGGCCAGTCGTGACAAAGACAGGCGACATCAACCCGACCTTTCTCGAGGGGCCCAACCGGCCCCCCGTCTTCAAGTACAATCCGGAATGGGACACCCTGGATTGGAAGGCCCCGCGGCCCCTGCTGGACAAGGAAAAGAAACAACTCCTAGACAAGGAGCAGTTTCCGATCGTGTCACAGACCGTGAGCTTTCCGGACGGAAGGACCCTGTATTGGCGCAGCGATCGACCGGATCAAGCGACAATGTTGCCGAAGCGTATCTTGAAGGAGCTACCATTGGGCCCTTCATTGTCAGAGCTCTTAAAGAACGACCCCTCAACTACCCAAAGCAGCCCTGGGTTGTCCAGCCCGAGGCCCCAAGAGAGTGGCACGATGAGTGCATTGCCCTCTACGGCCAGCCAGACACCTCAGCGCGAGGAGAAAAGCTAAGCTTCTTGAATCAAGTTCCGGCGAAATTCAATTCTCGCCCCGCGCCGTCTGAACCCACACGGCGCAAAGTCTGTGACATTGTGGAAAATTTGTATAGTAAAGCTAGATATTTTGCTTTGTTTGATCAATTTCCTAGTGAAAAGAGATGTGTTGAACTTTTTGATGAGCTTTGTTTGAAAGTCGAGATGAAATCGTCACCGGGTTTCCCGTACGTCTGGAATGGTGTTACTACCAACCGCCAGCTGCTCGAGAACCCGACTTTGAGAAAGACTGCTCTGGAAGCCTTCCTTACCTTGATGAGGTGCTTGAGAGACGGTAGGGCCCTGCCCATGCCGTTCGTTCGCATCTTCGTTAAGCCAGAGCCTCACAAGATTGAAAAACTCCACCAAGGACGTTATCGCCTCATCTGGGCGTTACCCTTCGAGTACCAATTGGTCCATCGCTTGTTCTTTGGGCCTTCCCTGGATGCTGAGATAGCGAATTTTCGAGACATACCGAGCAAGGTCGGAATGTCTTTCGTCCGTGGTGGTACTGATCAACTATATTCGTCTTTAGATGATCAGTCAAGCAAGATCGCTGATGGAGATAAGAAGTCGTGGGACATTTCCGTGCCCGCATGGCTAATAGAGATGGATTGTGAAATTCGTCTCCGCCTGTGTCTAAACCCTAACCCGGTTTGGGAGCATTGCGTTCGTGCGTGCTACGCTTCTCTCCTTAAGTCGTACGTG